CGGAAACGGACATCCAGGATAATCCTCTGGTTAGGACCTTGTGTGGCGGGTGCATCGTGCTAGTCCTTCTGGGCTTCCACCCCGCCCACTTGTTCATCCCTATCGCGGTTGGGTTTGTGTACGGATTTGTTCAAGGTTTCCTGGCCAATTAACCATGTACTACTTTATAGTAGGCATGCTCACGCTTGCTGCACTGCAATTGCCGGTGCTGTGGCCATCTCAGGAGCGCACGGAGGACACCATAAAATATTTGGCGAGCCTCAAGGGTCGGATTATTGATGAAGCCGAGCCTGTGCTAAGTTACATCCACTTTGTCATAGAGGGTGAGCTTCCTGAGAAAACCCATGGGCGTGAGATCAGCAACATAGGTGGGTTCATCGCGGACAATGTCCCGTGGTGTGACCCAGAGACCCATACTGACTATGTCTTGTCGCTAGTCAAGTATGGTGAGAGCCCCGTAAACTGCAATGGGGAGAAGGGTTTCGCTGTCATTTGCCTTCTTCTCACATACATTGTGGTTGTCACCTTGCCATGGTGGCATAAATGGATCTTTTATGCTGAAAGATTCGATTACGGCCTACGCAACGCGTTCCGAACGACCGTTCGCGTGGGGGCTCCGTTGCCCGATAATCATACGCATCCCAAGAGTGCGCAGGGACGTAATGAGGGCCTCAACACGGCGAGGCATTTCGCAGAAATGCGGAATATGTCGCTTTACGTGCGCCAATACCGTGCGGCAGATGCAAACGCAGGCCTACAGGGGGACTGCGTGCCGCATTGGGCCAAGGACCTGAAAGCGCCACCCACCTCATTCTGGCAGGGGTGCTGGCAATGGCTTTGGGCGCCTTGGGCAGGTCGTAAGTTCTCCACAATAGTTTACTACGGTGACTGTGCGGATTACTATGACATGCAGGAACAACTTCGGTTAGTTTGCCCCTGCCTCGTGTACAATGTTGCCCCAAGCGTGGCAGCGGCGTCGCGAGGTGAGTATAGGTACCGCTTCAAACCCGACAATCGCCTCATTTATGAGGTGAACGGCGGGGAGAGATATGAGGCGGAGTGTTGGGATTTTGCCGTATCATCTTTTACGGTGAGTGACGGATGGCTAGGCTACATAGCTTATGACGTCGAAAGACTGCAGATGGACGAGGACCACCAGCTGATTTTGCTCACGCCTTATGCGCGTTGGAGCAAGTGGCAATTGCCCAACTGGTGCGGCGGATTGGGAGTGTGCCCCGCAGGGGAAAAACTGCGGAGGTTGCAGCCCGCTGCCAAGGGAGCTGTGGTGTTGGAGCGAATTGTTGATGGCGTTGCGAATGTGAGCATTGCTATCGACGGGGCTTTCTCAAGCGTTGTCATGACGCGTGCCCAATTCGATACCCTCACCGCACAGAAACGCTCAATGTCCAGTGCCTTCTCCCTGCACACTGTCAAGAGTGTCTTAGACGTCAAGAACTATGATCTTGCCCAGGTGGTCTGCTACTTCAATGAGAATGAAGAGCAGAACGTGGAGAGAGTGGAGCAAGCGCTTGCAGCACCACAGACGTTCCCGGCGCATTCGTGCGACGGGGCGGATGAGAAGCCCTGCATGAGACCGTTTCACCCACCCATGATTCCAGAAGCTGCTTTTGTGCCCACTGTTGGCATAATTGCCCAAGAGGCGGCTGTCAAAGGCCGCATCAAGGACATACAGCACACGAAAGAGTTGAAGGTGAGTTCTCACATGTCACGCGTTATTAAAGAAACGGCCCGCTTAGTTGCGGGACCATTCGCGGGCACACTCTTTCCACTGGAAGTGGCTGAGGTGGCAAAGCGGCAGGCTCGCGCATCGCAGCTCCACCTTGTTAAGAAAGGAGAAGAAAGCCTTCCCATAGATGCAACCCTTGAGGTGTTCGTGAAGAAAGAAGCGTATCTTGAACCTAAGGATCCTCGCGTGATTACCACGTTTGCTAAGGACCCAGCTACAAAGCTAGAGTGGTCAGCCGTGATTTACGCGATGGAGGAGGTCTTACACGCAGAACACAACGAGTGGTACGCGTTTGGGGTGAGCCCGAAGTGTGTTGCGCTGCGCATGGCTGGTATTGCCGAAAATGCGCAGTTCCTGATCACCACCGACTTTTCGCGTTTTGATGGGAGAGTGAGTAACATCTTGCGCATGTTTGAGGAGTGCCTCTTGCGCGATCTCTTTCATTATACCGTAGTCGAGGAGGTTGTAGCGTTGTGGAAACGCACCTACAATCGCAAGTCACGCATGCCGGGTGACGCCCATCATAGGCTTTCCTCATTTCTTACCCTCTGGACAAGACTCTCAGGCGGCACAGACACTAGCTGCTTTAATTCCGTCGATGGCAAATTCATTGCCACGCTTGCCTACACAATGACACAGGTGGAAGGCAAGTACATGTCAGTTGAGGATGCGTTTGAGAAAAAGACGCTGCAAGGTGGCGACGATGGCGTTGCACCTGACTTAGACCCTGAAATTTTTGATCGCGCCGCAGCTTTATGCGGTGCCAAGGCTAAGTGCGCCCGATACGAGCGTGGCTCCTTCGGCGTCAATTTTCTCGGACGCAAATACTCGCCGGATGTTTTCTTCGGGTCTCCAGACTCCATGCAGGATTTCATGCGCACTGCCACAAAATGGCATTTGTGCAGCGATACCGCTGGGGTCCATGCTGATTGGCTTCACGCCGTAAATAAAGCGATGTCTGGACTCATGGATGATCCAAACACTCCGCTTCTGAGCGATTGGAATGCTTGCGTTCTCGCTCAGTACGGTGCCCAGGGTAAGTTTAAATTTATCCCTGAGGATTGGAGCTACAGATCATTACAGCAAGGCGACCATTACCCTAATGAGAACTCTGGCGGCTGGATGTACGCGGAGATTGAGAGGGAGTGCCCAAAACTTAATTGTGCGCTCTTTGATCGATTTGCGCAGCTTAGAAAACTTTATGAGTCTGGCCAGCCCCTAGACCGGTTACCGTCCTTTTACGCCCCCTCGATGTTTTTAGATCGAGTAGTGGGGCCCAATGACCCTGACGAGTAAGCGGCTTCGGACGCAATCGCACACCGGTGTTGTGGTGACGCCGCGGCGTAAACTAAAATAGTTTGTGCGAGCACGTCCTTAAATAAAGGAAACGCCAAGCTAGGCAACTAAGATGCCTCGCAAACAGAAGAACAAGTCACAGGCCGCCAAGGGTGCGCGTGGTAACATGCGCCAAATTGGCCAGCCCCCGAGGAATTTTCTCGCTCCTTGCACGAAGAAACTGGTGGCAGTGATGGCAGACCCCATTGGCGCCCCTGCGGGCGCTTGTGCTTGCATGGGTGTTTGCCAACGCTCCCAGAAGCTGAAGTCGGTCGCCCGCGGCACTTTTGTCGTGGGCACGACGACAGGCTTTGTGCTTTTCACCCCTGGAGTGGGAATGACTTACGATCAGGATTCTATCTTCGTGACAGGATCCGGATATGCTGGGAGCACATTCTCTGGCGTCACAACTGGCGTCACTGCCCAGCAAGTCACAATGAACCCATACTCCGCTGCGGGTTTGGCGGGAACGTCGACTACCGGCTCATGCCGCCTCGTCGCCGCCGCCCTCCGCGTGAGATGCATTGACACCCCCTTGGTGGCTAAGGGCCGGCAGCTCTCCTTCATCGACCCTTTCCACGCCTCCATTGTCGGGCGCAACTTTGACACGCTTGCCTCCAAACAAGGCGTGAGCGTTCAGGTTGTGTCTGCGCTGGAGACCTCAGAGGTTCGTTGGGCTCCGGTTGACATGGATGAGTACGATTTTGGAGCGTACACCGCGATTGCAAACTCCCACATGGGTGTGATTACCAGTGGCGCGGCTACGGGCACCTCATTTGAGTATGAGCTTGCCGTCCACTATGAGGTGTCAGGCCAAGTGGCACCTCAGTGGAACTCACCGTCGTCCATGGACCCCATTGGCGGCCCAGTGCTCAATGATCTGTTGATGGGCGCGCCAGAAGTTTTGCAGGCACCAAAGATACCCGCAAGGGTTCTCGAGGTGGCCGTTGAAAACAAGATTCTCAACAGTGTCTCACTCCCACATCACATTGCCGGTTCCGGAAACGCGAAGTTTGATGAGTCATATGCTGTGCGACAACATCAGTCGAAACCAGCTCTCATCGCGCAGTCTTATGAAGATGGGCGCAACTTCAAGTACGGGACGTCTGAACGCAGTGTCTGGGACTATGTTGATGAAGTGGCCCCACACATTCCCACCATCATTGATGTGATTTCTGGTCTCTTTTAGCGACGTTTCTTGAGCGGCCGCAGCTCGACCCCCCACCGCAAATAACCGTGAAATGTGCGTGTGCAGCGCACCACAGGTGAAAGCGGGCTAAGTGGGCGGGATGCGGCGGCCGCTCTTGAGTCCTAGCAACTCACCCTTCGCAACACGGCGAAGTAAAACCGCAAGGCGGGCATGAATTTTCATGCATTTGGGTGCAATACCCTGGCTAGTTTGGCCACGTGTGTT